TATAAAAATAAGGATGAGTTCTATGAAAACGAAGAAAATGAGTTTATTGACGATTGGCGTAGGTCAAAAGTCAATGATTGGGTATTAACTGATGATGGGCAAGTGTGTCGCATATTACACCGGGGTTCCTTTTCAAGTGGAAACGGGTATGTGCGTACCGTCTTGGGAAGCTACCCCATCAGAGATAGTGTACAAATGGTCGGAAAAATCGCTGAAGACGTCTATAGGTTCACAAAATCGACAAAACCTAGAAAAGATAGACCGGAAGAGAAAAATCCGAACAGGAGGGAAATAGTCTTTGCAAAGTATGTTGCTAACGGAATGCCCCCTGAACAGGCTTATTTGCGTCTATACAATACAAATAATAGAGAATATTCAAAAAATGCTTCTACTGCTCTATTAAAAACAAAAAGGATAAGAAGATTGGTTAATGAAGAAACAAAGAAAATGCTTGGACAAGTTGGTGTTGATGAAGAATACCTACTGGCTAATGTTAAGGATGTTATTGATAAAATAGACGGCAGGGATTCAGATAAGCTGAGAGCCATAGAAATGCTAATGAAAATAGCTGGTATGTTCCCGAATGATAAGAAAACCGAGTCTCTTACTGTATTTCAGGGATTTACCAGTGAACAGCTAAGTCAGTTGAACAGTGCCAATATAAAAGCTATTGGACATGCCGAAAAAGATATCACATAGCGATATATCATTATATTTGATGCCCATGTACCGCAGTTCATCTAAGTCATGTAAAGTATGTAATAAAAAGTTGGATAGCCGGGTAAAAATGATAGTGTTTAATGAAAAATATATACCTATAGGGTTCAGTTGTAAATACTGTCATTCTATTTATGTTGAGAATGATATACTAATTGGAGTTGGCAACCCTGATAAGGTGGATATACATGGAGAAACCTAAACATGACAATTTCTTTGAGACTTATCTTGATATAGACCATTGGGCTGAATCAGAAGAGATAAAGGATAGTTCCATAAAAAATACCAGTAAAAAACGAATACGTCAGGAAAAACGTAAGATTGAGTCAAATAGTAGATGGAAACCAAAGAAAAAGAAATAATACCGTTTAATATAGTCCCTCCACCGTCTGAATCAAAGATTAATGATGAGGTACTACGAAGGTCACTAAAAGACTTAATATACTTTGGCAGGGCATTTCTGCCTAAGGATTTCCTAGATAAGAGTGAATCTCCTAAGTTTCACTATGAAGTGTCTAAAAAACTGATGTCTACGAAGCCAGCTGCTAGAATATGTAATATATTGCCACGTGGATTTGGTAAATCAATACTATCAAAAGCTGCTGTAATGCATAAGATGCTGTTCTCCCCACAGGGAGAAAGACTTTTTGTAGCGTGGGTTGCTGAAGAACAGGGACAGGCTATTGACCATATTAAATATTTAAAATCACATTTTGAGTATAATGATAAGATAAAGTATTATTTTGGTAATTTAGCTGGAGATGCCGCAGGTAACAGGTGGACTGAAAAGGATATTGTAACTGCAAAGGGAGATAGGATAATAGCAAAGGGTACATCACAGAGGTTAAGAGGCCGTACTGAGATAGATGTACGTTATACTGGTATTATACTTGATGACTTTGAATCAGAGTTAAATACTAAAACACCAGAAAGACGTGATGAGATTAAGAAATGGATTGTATCTACAGTATATCCGGCTCTTGAGGAGTCTCCCGGGCGCGAGGGGTGGATATGGCTGGCTGGTACTATTGTACACTATGACAGTTTTTTACAGATGGTTGTTGATGGACATAGGGATGCTACAAAGGACGGCAGGAAATATCCTTGGGATTTAACATTCTATAGAGCAATAGAAGATGGTAAACCACTTTGGCCGCAGCAGTTTCCACTTGAGAAGATGGCTGCTAAGAAAAGGGAGTTTATTGAGGCTGGTCTTGTTAATAAGTTTGCTCAGGAGTATATGAACGATGCCCGTGATATTTCAGATGCTGCATTTAAGATTGACAGGATACAGAAGCATAATTATACTTTTGTCTCAAAAGACAAGTTTGCCTATCTTGAGGATAAGGAAGGCGATTTTATACCAGTAAACATATACGTAGGTGTGGATATAGCGGCTACAGCGACAAAGAAATCAGACTTTCAGGTTATTTTAGTGATTGCTATAGATAAGAATAAGAATCGGTATGTACTGGAATATTTCCATGAGAGGATACCGACATTCGATGTGCCGGAGAAAATCATTGAAATAGCTAAGAAGTATAGTCCAGTAAAGAGAGTCACTATAGAAACAGTAGCTGCTCAGGAAATGGTAAGGGATATGGTAACAAGGATAGCCCATGATGACAGGAGGTTGATGCCGGGGATATTTAAGGGAGTCAGGCCGCCTGCTGGTATAAAAAAAGAAGACAGATTGGAAACATCTCTTGGCCCCATAGTCAATACTAAGAAATTATATATAAGACCTAATATGACTGAAATAGTGGATGAGTTTTTTGAACATCCATTTGCTAAGAATGATGACCTATTAGATGGACTGTATTATGCTGATTATTATGCTAAACCTCCGTTGAGCGATAAAATGGGCAAAGATAAGTTTGATAAGACGCCAAAAAGGAGAGAAATGCGTAAAAAGTATAACTGGTTCACCGGCGCAAGAATTTCATAAAAAGTTGCTATTTAGTATTGACATATAGAATTTTTGGTTCTTAACTTTAAAAGTATCAATGCAAATACAAGAAGACCCTAGAGCTAAACTTACCCGCGAGCTATTTCAACGCTATAAGGACGCCCGTGCTGATTGGGATACGGAAGCACGTAATGATATTGATTTCTTTTATGGGAATCATTTCTCTAATGATGAGGTTAATGATTTAGAAAATCGTAACCAAGCTGCAGTGCCGATGGATAGAGTTGGCCCTGCTATTGAGAAACTTAAAGCTATGCTCACAGCAAAGGCTCCTGCCTTTACAGCTATACCAAGAGAAGATTCAGATGTAAAAGTGTCAAAGCTCTGGCGTATTGTAATGAGTTATGTATGGGAGATATCAGATGGTAATGCTCAGTTAAAACAGTCTATTCACGACCATAGTACAACTGGATTAGGTTATTTATATGTATATATTGATACAGAATCTGATTTCGGTAAAGGAGAGGTTAAATTTACAAATGTTAATCCTTTTCGTGTTTATGTACCGTCTTCTTCCCGGGATAGATATTTCAATGATGCTAGTAATATTATTTTATCAACTATACTTACTGATGAACAGATTTTAAATATATATCCTGAGCTTGGACCTCAACTTAATCCTGAAACGGGAGAGATGGAAGATGGTCTTATAGAGAATATTTCAGCTTATAATGAAGAAGATTATCCATCAGGTAATAATAGCAATCAACAGGCTACTTGGACACCTGCCGAGGCTGAAAATCTGGAAATTTCACATCAGCAAAAGTATCAGGTATTAGAAAGATTTTTTAAGATAAAAGTACCATTTTATCGAGTGGTAGATGTTAAGAATGATGAAGAGATGATTCTTAACGAAGAAGAATTTCAGAAGTTTCTTGAAGATAACCCCGGTGTATTTGAACGGGGATTGATTCAATTTGAAGAAGTTTTACAGGCCCGTGTAGCGGTAGTTGCGTCGGTTGGAGAGGTGGTTCTGTACGAATCAGTTCTTAATACTAATATATATCCCATTGTACCGTTACCTAACATATATACAGGTACTCCTTACCCGAGGTCTGATATATCGAGAGCGCGCCCCATGCAAAGACTATTAAATAAATTATGGTCTTTGGCGCTTTCACATGCTCAGGCTTCAGCGGGCCTGAAATTATTGGTTCCTCTTGGCAGTGTTGATGATATAAGCCAATTAGAGATGGATTGGGCTAATCCTAATGCTGTTATAGAAGTTGATACATCTCAGGGTGAGCCACATTTTCCAGCTCCTACTCCTTTATCCGGTGAATTTTATAGATTGATTCAATCATGTGAATTTTATATTGATTTTACATTTGGGTTGCCGGAGTTGATGCATGGGTTTACTGAGAAAGCTCCTGATACTTTTAAAGGTACAGAGAGAATGCTTGCTCAAGGAGCTGAAAGACCTAAGTCTAAATTGAGAGATATTGAGTTCAGTATTCGTAGGTTAGGTCAGGTAGTGTACGGCATGTCTAAGGGGCATTATACATTTAAGAAGATTTTTCGTCTTACTCAGGCTAATAACAATGTTAATGAAGTTATGGCTAATTATTATGATGACTATACAGAAACTGTATTTGATATCCAAAAAGAGAGGCATTCTATTGGTCAGCATGATATTAGTATTGAGCCGGGTTCAACTTTACCAACCAGCAAGTGGGCTGAGTTTCAGGTTTATCTTGAAGCCTTCCAGCTTGGGCTTGTTGACAGGGTAGAAGTAATTAAGAAGAATCCGGAACTTTTTGATAAGGAAGGATTAATTAAGAGAATGGGTGAGATACAGCAGTTGCAACAACAAGTTGAGCAACTTACTGAACAAAATAAAGAATTGCAGGGCGACCTGCAGACGGCACAGAGAGAGTCTGTAAGTGACAGGAAGCGGGTTGAAGTTGAGAAATTTAAATCACGGCTTTCTGAAGTACAGTCTGGTGCCAAGGCTGATAGAAAAGTACAAGCTAATAAGCTTGATAACGCGGTGAAGCTCGAAATGGAAAAATTAAGACCAGCGATGGAAGAATTTGAAGCTGGTATTGGTTCTGTTCCGGAAGTTTAGAGACATCGCAGGGAGACAATAAAATGAATGAAGCCGAAACAACACAATCGCAAGACCAAGCAGTAGAAGATGCTGGATTTAACGAGGTGCAGGGATATGACCCGGACTATGTAGACCGTAGTAATGTTGCTGCCGCTGATAATTCAAATAGCAATACATATCAAGTAGATTGGGAATCCGAAGCTAAGAAGTTCCAATCCATGAATGATAAAAATGCATCTGAGAATCAAAAGATGCGTAAAGACATGGAATACTTGGTACAGGAATTTGCTAAAACTAAGAATCAATCCACCGTCCCGTCTAAAGAGTCTGCGTTACCCGAGGATGAATTTAATCCTTGGGATGCGTATTATAAGCCTGAATCTGCCAGTTACAAGTTTCGTAAACAACACGAACAGGAAACTGTCAATCAGGCTATGAGTCAACAGAAAGCTGAAATGAATGAGCAGATGTTGATTAATAATACAGTTAGTGATTTACGTAGTGTTCATAATTTGAGTGAAAATGAAATTCAAGATTTCATGCAGTGGTCAACAAATCCATCAAGTAATTTGAGTTTGGATACGTTGATAGATGTATGGAAAGGTGAAACTGAAAGAAGCATTTTACCAGCTCAAAGAGGTGAAGCTACGGAATCATTAGCAGCGGTGAAAGCCGCAAAAGAGGCTCCCCGCAGCGCCGGAGTATTACAGGGTTCTCAACCTGAACAAAAATCAGATATTGATAAGGTATGGGAACAAGTTATGTCGGCAAGCGGAAGGAGCAATGTACTTTAAGATAAACTAATAGGAGTCATAGATGGCAACGTATAATAGCGGTCAGCTAAAACATAGTGACCCCGGTGCAGTTATTGACAGTACGGTTCATTCTAGGAGACTATATAATTTTAGCGACAGAGTCGCTGATTTAGCTCCAGACGAATCTCCGTTCTTTGTATATCTGTCGAAGGTCGCTAAAGTGCCTACCGATGACCCTCAGTTTAGATTCCTTGAAGACCGTAACAAAATCGCTATTACAGACCGTTCCTTTTTAATACAGGCGGCAGTTACATTATCAGCAGCCGGAAGTACCACTACTGTTACTTTCGATACTACTGGTGGAGCAAGTGTTGACTGGCTTATTAAAGGTATGGTTATTTTGGTTGGTGAAGATGATGACAGTACAAGCCAACCAGCACATAACGTAGTTCGTGTTGAATCACTTACTGATAGCGGTGCTTATACAACAGCAACAGTTCGTACTATTTCTAAAGCAGGTGCCTCTACGGCAGAACTTGCTGTTGATAATAATACGAAGTGTATGGTAATTGGTACTTCTTTTGAAGAAGGTTCAGGTTCTCCTGATGTATGGTCGCAAGAACTGGATAATGATTATGGTTATACCCAAATCTTTAAAACAGCTTGTGAATTAA